TATTTGTTGCCGAATAAACCCGCGTAGGTGTTTGGCGATACAGTTGGACCACTCAAATGGGTTTTGATAAGATTATTTTTCATTTGTGTAGTTTAGTTAAAAAGTTGGTCAAATACTCGGTCTTTAATTGTCTTTTCACGCTTATCGCTAATGTGAAAGTGCATTTTGCTTGTGGTTGTTGCTTCGGGGTTGAATGGAGTGTGTGGGGCGGGTTCAGTCGCCAATCTTTCTTCCAATTCAGCGTTCTGTGCTGACAATGCAACCTTTTCGGTTTCCAACGCTGACAAACGGGCTTCAAACTTGGCTTCAAGTTCTTTGATTTGTGCGCTGAAATAAGATTCTTCCATTTCGGTTTTAGATTTCACGGTTTTCTTTGGTTTCATTCCCATTTCTTCCTTGATTTCATCTTTCATGATATCGTCTTGGGCTTCAACTTCCTCAACGATTTCTTCCTCAACTTCGGCTTCTTTTTTAGCGATTTCAACGATTACTCCGTTTTCATCAACCTCAACGATGTTACCATCTTCCATGGCGAATTCACCTGCGGGTGCGGGGATTTTACCATCTTCGGTTACGATAAACACGGCCTGGCCTACTTCAAAGGCATCCGCTTCAAAAATGGCTTGGCCATCTTCGGTTTTTACTTGTTCCAACGCAACGGCAACGGGTTCATTGATACCCAATTTTACCATGATGCGGTCCAAGATTGATTCTGCGTTCATACTCATAAAACTTTATTTTTTTAGATTGTTAGATTTTTGATATTCCAATAAAAGGTCTTTGACCTCATCCAGTAATGATGGTTGTTTACTCATCTTCATTTTGTCTGCGAAATAACCTTCAATGCTGAATCCTTTGAACTTGCCATCCTTGGCATCGTTCCACACATCATCGTTTGTAATTTTCAAACAACCCATCCATGTACCAATCGGATCGTTCATCCCGTAGATGGCGGATTTGTCCTTGTCCATGTCCTCCTTAATCCAAGTTTCAACCATGCAAACACCTTGAACCGCCAATTCGTGTTCAATAGTGGCGTTGCCTTGATTCCCCTTCATCAAAAACATCTGTGATGCTTTACGAACGGTATCCTTGGAAAAGTAAATGTAAAATTCATCCATAGCCCCATCCACGATTTGTTTGCGGTAAATGGGTTTGTCTGGAATCAATATCGGACCCATTAAGATGCGTTTTTCTGCATCTACCTTGGCAAACTTTACTTCATGGGATTTCAACGCAACAAAATTGGATTCAATGGCGGGTGCTTCCACGATGCTTATCGCATCAATGCCACTTGCCATTTGTTGTTCATCCAATATAAGTTCAACGATTCTCATTAGATTTGAATCTTTTTGATTTCGTTATAAACCTTTTCCCATTTAGAAATATAACCCGCAAATTCCGATTTGATGGCTTGGCCTTGTTTAATTAATTCAGGCGAACCTAATTCTTTGGCTTTTAACAAATACTCATCACTAATTTTGGCCGCTACGCTTAAAAACCTTAATGTATCAGCGGTATTATTTGCTGCGGCTGCAACCATCAACTTTGCTTGTTTTGCACTTTGCTCAAAGCCATTTTTTGCCTTTGTAACATCGTCAAGCAAGGCTAATTCAACTTTATGTTCACCTAATTCAACTGATTGAACGGCACTTGATGCCATGAATTTTTCAAATGATGTTTTCATATTTTATGCTATATCTAATTGATTTAATACTTTTATATTTTTGTTGGCAAGATTGATTTTACCTTCAAACACTTTAATCCACCGATTGAACGCACCCGTCAATTTTTCATCACCCAAGGTTTTTGCCATCTCCAAACCTTTTTTGGCTTGTGCTAAACCATTGTTAGCAACCTTGATTGAATCTTGAAGCATTTGTCTTGACTTGGCAATGTTTGAACCAATCAATGCTTTGTCATTAGCATCTATGGAAATGTTGACCAAATCATCCAACAACCCCAATTCTACTCTAATACCTTTTAATTGCATAACCATATAACGATTTATCCTGGGAATGTTGCGTTTTGTTGGATTCTGCGGTCAAGGGCTTGTTGTGTACTCATGTCGGTGGCAACTGCATACGCCTTGATTGGCTTTTGGTTTTGTTGTGCCAATGACCTTGCAATCTGCGCTGACGGGTCGGCTGAACCACCCACGATTGACACACTTGGTCCGCTTGGTGCGGTTGATGCCGTATCACTTGCACCTGGCACGGGCGTTGCCGTCATTTTACGAACATTGGCAAATCCCGCTGCGATGATGGCCGCTGCGTTGATGTATCCCAATGGTGTACCTGCACCCGCTGCCAATGCTTTGTTTGCACCCATGTAAGTATCAATGATGGCACTTGCAATTGCCAATGTTTTACCCGCTGCGGTTTCTTCACCAACTGCACTTGCAATGGATTGTAACGCACCCGTCACGGCACTTGCCAATGCTTCTTGTTGACTGATTTTGAATTCGGTCAATGCCTTTTCATTTTGTGCAGACCATGTGGCAAATTCAACTTCTTTGGTTTTTCTGTCCGCATCGTATTGGGTTTGTGCTTCCGCCTTTTGGTTTAACACTTCTTGGTAGGCAGCCGTTCCCTTTGTGAGTTGTGATAATTGTGCGTCAAAATCCGCTTGGCGTCTTGCGTTCAATTCATCCAATTGACGCATTTCTTCTTCACGCAATGCCTTTTCCGCATCCTTAACCGCTTTGAATTTTTCAAACTCATTTTTGATTAAGTCGGCACGATCCACCGCCGCTTGTTTTTCAGCCAACAACGCTTCGTTGGTGATTTCTATTTGTGATAACTTGGATTCGTTGATTGACTTTTGAATGTCCAACGCTTCTTTCCCCAATGATACTTCATTTGTAAGTGTTTCGGACATTAACCCCGCATACTTTGCAGTAACGCCCGTTAATTCTTGTTGTAACGCCAATACTTCATTTGCTCGGTCTTTGTTGTAACCCAACAAATTTTGTTGCATTTGAAGAATACCCATTCGGGCTTGGATGTTTTCTTTTTCTTTTTGCTCACCTTCGGCCAATACCCTTTGCAATTCCTTGTTGGCAATTAATCTATCTGCAATGGTTTTGTTTTCATCATCACGCAATTGGCGTTGCTTTTCAGCCATCAAATCGTACTTTTCAACAATACCTTGGTAAAGGGTTTGTAACCTCTGAATGTTGGCTTCCGCAGCGGCCAATATGTCTTTGTTATCAAATGCCTTTTTGGTTGCTTTCCTAATTGTAGTAACCGCATTTGTAACGCCTTGAACAACACTATTCACAACACCACGAATGTTCTGCATCTTCTTGGCGTTTGCCTCTGCCAATGCAATGTTTTGTTTTTGTAGTGCTTCAATTTCTGCGCCTATCTTTTTGGCTTCTTCGGTATCTCCCGTGAATTCGTTCCAGTTCTTTCGCAGTTCCAACACGGCAATCTTGGCGGTGTTTGCCCATTCCACAAACTTGTTCAACACTTGGTCAATCATGTTTTCTTTAATCCACGCAGCACCATCCTTAAAAGATTGAACCAAATCATTCCACCATTTCTGCGGATCCTTGAACGCTTTACCCATCCAAACAAACAATGGTTTCAATACCTCAATAACACCATTCACCACACCTTGCATCACAACCATGGCTTGGTTCATCAAGTCAACTACTTGTTGGTTTTCTCCCAATACATTTTTAAAGGTATCCAATACCCCCAACAACACACCAAATCCCAATCCCGTTTTAACGGCATTGGCCATGCCCGACAATGTTTGTCCAAATGATTTCGCACCTTTACCCGCACGGGCAAAAAGTCCACCTAAACCACCTAAACTTTTTTCAAGGCCATCAATGTTCTTTTCGGCCTTTTTGGTGTCCGCGTTTATCTTAAAATTTATTTCTTCCGCCATGACTTGTATGCTCTTTTATATTGTTTTGCAACTTGCTTAAATGTTTGGTTGTATTGGTATTTCCCTTTGGCGATTTCCACCGTGTCGGATACCCCGTACCATTCTTGTGATTGTAAAAGTTGAATTATCTGTGTTATCATTTTTTAAGTACTAAAAAGTTTGCTTTTTGAATTACGATTGTATGGCTTCCACCCGTTACATTTTTCCAAACAAATGTCACTTCATCCGTAGGGGCTAAATCCAAAATGGTTTCCATGTTCACGCTATGGTGGTTGGAATCAGTCAACCCATAAGCGGTGGTTGCAAGGCCATTAATTTGGATTTCAAACTCAATTTGTTTGTTCCCACTTTGACCAAATGCGCACATGGCCGTGAACTTGTATTGCCCACCATCGGTACACACATACTTAGAAAGTGGCATATCTGATGTGATGTTATCCACATACCCAATCGTTTCTGTCGTTTCCATTGGAATCGGGTCCCAAATCGTTGAATCCGTGGTTCTTGATGTGGGCGTGTTTCTGTACATCGTGATTTGGTTGAACTGCAAAATGGATTGTACATTGTTCACTTGCTGAACCAAACTGAACACATTGTTTTGGTTATAATCAATGTCTTGGTTGGTGTCCAAATAATCTTGGTTGTTGAACTTGTACGAATTCATGATACCCTTTGCAACCGAATAATCCTTCAAATAAGTCAAACCAAATGGGGTTTCTGTTGGATTGGTGAAATCGGGCTTTTGTCCAGTGGTTGTGAACCTCATGATTTCAACATCGGGATAAGTCACCAATTCTAAATTGGCAACCTCCGTCAACATATCGTATTGGATTGATTGCACTTTGTAGTAATTTGATGAAATGGCGATGGTGTCATTCAATTTAAGGTTCAACCATTCACCCACGGGCAGTATTGCAGTCATTTTAACCACCCTTGATTGTGTTGAATACATTCGGGTGAGGTATTCTGTCCAATACATATCGTACATGGTCTGTGTGGGCGCATCTCCACGCAATGACAATTCCAATCCAAAGGCGTTTGAATAACTTGTGGACAAAGTTGGATACTCCGAATATGGTGTCATCAATGGCATCACATATTGAGTGATCCCGTTAAAAAACCATGTATCCGAAACCGATTGTTTACCTCCGTAGTAAAATAGGGTGTAATCTTGTTGCACTGGCTTAGAATCTTGATCCATAAACACGGGAACATTCAATTCGCTTTTGCGTACAATCTGCCCGTTGGCGTTCACTTGGTTCATTGCTTGTGGGGCAATAACATGAAACGGGGTTTCAACATTGAATTCATCCGTTGGGTAATCAATCAACGGCATAAACTTCACACTTCCGTATTCCCTTTTGTTGATTTGCTTGTAGTAAGCATTCGCCAAACAAGTTGATTCCTGATGCGTAAACGATACATGGCGTGGAATTGGGATTTTATCGTGTTGAATATCCTTCACATCCACAAATCGTGTCCAATTTCGTGTTGTTCCAAGTGCTAACCAATCTTGCAAATTGTGAATTTCAATTTCCGTTTCACTCACGGGAACTAATATGCAGTTAAAACCTTGCAAAACACCATTTACAAAATCCTTGATGGGCTTTTGTGGCATTGCATCATCCATGTGTATTGTGTTTCCGTTAATGCCTTGTGGGGCTTTAAAACACTTGAATGTAATTGAGATGGTTGACCAGTTGCCCGTGGCACGATAACGCACCGAAACAACATCCCCACCGTTCAATTGTTGGTTGAAACTGAATCCACGCGGACCGCTTGTGGCCGTAAATGTACCCGCTGCGGGTGCAAACAACTTCCTTCCATTCACAAAGAAGGCGATTTCCAAACTTTGCAACGGCACACCTGGGGCGGTTACGCTTAATGTGTCAATTGAAAATTGGTAAAACCCACCACGATTCACTGTGTAATCTCCCGTTGCGGGGTCGTAGTTGCCCGATGGGTTTGAAACAATGGATGAAAATATCAATTGGGTGTATGTCAATACCCCCGATGTTGCGGTAAATGATTGTGGTGAATTAAAGGCGTGTGATGTCCCTGGCAATGTATATTCGGGGTCATACAAAGGTCCCGCAGTTTGCATTGGTAGAATGTACAAATCATCCATTTCAGGTCGTGTCAAAAACGAACCACTCAATGTCAAACCAATTTCAGCAAATGCCGTTGTAAGCATTGCCCTCAATCGAATCGCGGGGCGTAAATCATCCACTTCAACACCACGGCTTTGGTAGATGTTGCCATTCACCCCAGTGAGTTTAGAATACCTCCACCCTTGGTTGTAATCTGCAATTGGCCACAAGATGTCCCCACCTTCCAATGCTTGATCCCATGAAGAAAGGATGTTGGCATAACTCGCCGTGTGGTCATATGCACTCCAATCCACTTCGTTCATTAGGGTTTCACCCCATTTGTCCAAAATCTTTTTGGTAGTGCCATAAAAAATGATGTTGTAAAGTTGTGGTAATCCGTCTTGGAATTTGCATCCTATCAATTCAACACGGCCTTCAAACACGGGCAAACCATGAATAAAGATGGTTGCATTTTTACCAAGGTTTGGATTCCATGTACCCATCACCAAGTTTTCATCAAACCAGTTGGCAAAGATTTGGTTGTTGGTATCTGATGCGGGGATTTGGAAATCCTTTGTGTAATCTGTCCACACTGTGGAAAGGTTCATCAAGTCCTTCAACTGCCTTGTGAGTGGTATTGATTCATCGTTAAACAAATCAACGGGTATCAACTCACTGAATGTTCCTCCCAATGCTTCCAACTTTTCAACACAACATTCTTGGCCTTCAACATATCCCGAAATCGTGCGTTGGTAATACGCCGACATAATCGGTGTGATGGTGTCCTCGTTATTGTCTTGGATTGATAAACTAAAACGAATCATCGTACAATCTTGTTAATTTTTGGTTGGTTGTACTCTAACTGAATGGTGTACAAAATCAACTTTTCGTTCACCCTTGTTTTGCGTTCAAATGAGGTGTCCATCACCCGTGCGGACAACACTGCGCTACCATCCAACATCAAAATGTTTGTGGAATAAAACATTTGTTCAACCACATCAACATCGTTTTCACTTATCCAATCCGTGTTCACTGTCATCGTTTCAACTGAATTGGTTAAATAAGGCGTTGTAATTCCCACACCATATGTCCATGCTTCCGCCATGTCCGTCTGTTTGAATATGGGTTGTTCGTATCTTTCTTTGGTTACTGCAAAGGTGGATTTGTAAACACCATTGAAAAGGAACGAATCGTAAACCCCGTATTTGTTCAAGAATAAAACATCTTGTTGCCCGTACTTATTCTCGCACACAAAATCCACGGGAATAACAATGTCATCACCCGCCTTTACAAAAGTGATGTTGATGTCTGCACCCCATGTTCCACCCGCAGTGATTAGTTGCTTTAATTCAATGCCTTGAATGAGTTGATCCGAACCAGTCACCGTGTTTGGGGTAATGGTTGCGCTTCCACACACAATGGATGTAATCACACTTGCATCATACCACAGATACGCACTTGGTGTGGCCGTGGTCAATGTAACCTTTGATTTGTCCGTGAATACATATTTGGTTGGATAACCTTGGTTGAATCCTTCCGCAGTGTAAGCATACCCCGCAGATGCCAAACCGACATTGCTTGTCACATAACTTGTGAATGTTAGTGTTGTTCCAACATAGTATGCACCCCGTACCTTTACGGCAAATCGCTTTGCACCGCTTCCAATGTTTGGTTTGTAAGTTCCATTGATTAAAAAATCACGGGTTACTTCTTGTTGCACCAATTTGTGAATGTCAATCCATCCACGCCCACTTCCGTATTGGTCGGGCTTTCTGTTGATGGTCCAATTTGGCGATGCGGGAATTGTTGCCGTGCCACTCCAAACATACACATCACATTGATAATAAAATTTGTCTGATGTATAAAGTGCATCGTAAAATTGATACATGATTGGGGAATTACATCCCACTATTGATTCGGGTTGTTGGTTGAAAATCATCGCTTAAATCTGTTTTTAATATCTTGTGCCATTGCTTTTGTCAACGCCTTGTTGAATGATGGTAGTATCTCGGTTCGTGCCATTGTCACAAATGGAAACGGCTCAATACCAAAGTGTTTTATCTTTCTATTCATCATGAACCGCATACCCTCGGCAGTTGCCTTGGATTTGAATTTACCAGTTGACAAATCACGGGGTTGGATGCGTTTCATCTTTGTCCAATTACGCATGGAATCAAGTGGTATGCCTTTACCTGGCTTTCTACCATTTTGCACATAGTCACCCGTTTTGTTCATGGTGATGCCTAATGTCATCCCGTTTGGATTGGGTTGAATAGAATTCACCAATTGCCCACTTGCCACATAGTTCCCACGGAATGTCTTTTTGGTAACTGAAATGGGTGTCCAACCTTCACCAACCTTTTTCCATTTGGCGCGGATGGATGTGCGTGGTCTTTTTACCTCCAACATCATACGGGCTGAAACTGCCCATTTATTGGAATACTCCGCAACAACGGCTTCGCTATTCTTAAACGCAATCGCCATCAGTCACCCATGGGTTAATCAGTTCAATTCCAACTGTGATTTGATAACCACCCAACACCGTGTCCATTGTTTCCACAAATGGTTGAAAAGTAATCGGGCGAATGTATTGCACTTGGTTGTAGTAATTCTGTTCCGTACGCCACAAACCTTTTGAAAACCTCACATACAAATCTTGAAGGATGTGTCCGTAGTTTTGATTCTCGGTGTATCCATATTCCGAATACTCGGTTATCAAGTTTTCTTGTTCGTTTTCAGTTTTCAGAAAGTTCACACGATCCGCCACCATTACATTCATTTGAATGGTTGCCACTTGGTCTGTCAATGCCACAGATTGAATCGAACAGTGCATCAATGGGAATACCAAAAACGCCTTGAAATCAAGTTCGGTCAATGTACCATGGGAATAGTTCCAACCTTCTTCGGTTGCAATGTCCTTCATCAACTCAAATGCCGTGCCTATGTGATTATTGTTCATTTTTTTCTAATTGCTTTTTGTTCCATCTTCGCAATGTCACTTTCGTAAGCGGTCCACATGAGAGCGGTCTGAATGGGTTTTGTATACACATCGTCAAGGTTGAGGAAATTTCGGTTAGCAAGTCGGTAGACCATTCCAAACCATCCCCATTTTTTGGTAAGGCGTATTTCATCGCCACTTCCCCCCTCCTCACCATCCGCAAATACTTCTGGAAAGAATTCAATAAGTCGATTCCTAAACTCCAAAAAAAAAGCATCGCACCAAATGCAGTGTTCGCGTCTATCTCCTTAAATGCCGTGTTCAAATCGGCATTGTAGGCCATGATTTCATACCTTCCATTCTGTCCTTTTTTGGTAATTGGGCGATACAAAACCGATAACACTTTCCAAAGGTCGTTTGGTTCTTTGCAGTAATTTTCAATGTCAATGAATTCACCCGTTGTGAGTTCGTCAAAGTTTGGGATGAATCCGTATTCAATGCCTTTGTACTCGAACCTGGGTGTAA